TCAGGAGTTCTCGAGTTCCGATATGGTCCCAGGATATTTCATCAATATGAGTCCGATGAAAATGCAACGATGGCAATATTTGCTTGCGGTGGATCAACATACGGCAAGAGGTATAGAGACCTGTCTTACGTCTTGAGAAAAGACAGTAGAGGTAAATACAGAAATGGTGGGTCTGTTTACAACGGAACTTACACAGACACAGACGGATCCAACACAGCAGATTACACCATATCTCTCAACAGCTATAAAGACTGGCCCGGTCTAGAAAGAGGAGCAACGTTTAGACTTACTCCTCCGCGCAACAAGAGAAAGTCGACAAGAAAAGTATTAAATGACAGAGACTCGTCGTCTTTTGTGAGATCAGGCGCCTTTAACGATCAGAAGACAATAAATTTCAACAATCAGAGGACTCAGATTTCATCAATGCTACCTGTCGATTATGTGACAGACATGAACGACACTGATTCAATCAGTATTGTAGAATTATACAAATCAGGTAGCATAGAAACCAACATGACACTAAGGTCTGGTCTGTTTGATAATTTAATGTTTGACAGTTTGAGTGAGAGAGGTAGAAATAAGTGAGCTCTTTTTCAGAAAATTCTTTATTTGAACAAAACCAGAGCGACTCATTCTACACAACTGGTTCTGCACCCAGAATAGGCGAAACACCTGGGTCTTTCTCCAACAGCTTAATCAATAAGACACAAATAAAAGTGTCTTTTGACGTGAAATCAAGAATCAAGATGCTTCCTAACAGCAGCAGCATCTACTATTTCAACGTAGGATCGGGAAATTGGAACATACCTCAGAAATCTACATCTGAGCTCGATGGTTTTGGAAATCATTTTGCTGTCGACACAAGATCTTCTTTCTCTCCATCTTTAATTCTTGGCACGTCAGGATCAAATTTCGTGGAGGACGACAAGTGGTTTGACAGTCATGGGAATGGATTGGGGATAGGAAGTCTAAGAATATTCCGTACAAATTTATCCAATCTTTCATTGGACACAGAGAAAAAGCAAAAACTATCTGAAGAAAGCATACAGACTCTTTTTGCCTTAAATCCAAGTGACTACAGCAAGCATTTAGTTCTCGACCTACCAAAAAGCGTTCAGCGAAGCGCCTCTTATGATGCACTACCGACAGACACGTTCACTCTTCCAATAGACGAACCTTTCCTAATAGAAAAAGTAGTATTTGAAGTCCCCTTCTGCTTCGGAAATGGCTGGTTTAACGACAAAACTGCTTTGACTCTAATGACTTCTTCGTACGGAGACTATACGTTTGGGTTAGACTCCATTCCCTTTTCAGACTTAGTCAGCAACGGAACAACAATATCTTACGGCGGTTCAACTTACACGTTTGCAGATATCCCGAGAAGCGGTTCGACCGTTGTGTACAACTATGGCGGTCCGGGCATAACACTCGCATTGGTGTCTCAAAAAACTTATGGTACCGGGTCGATAAGAGACCTTGTCTGCAGAGGATTTCTTACACATGAGGAAGACACTCAAAGAGACATGAAACTTGTTCCAATAATCGAACGAGGAACTCCTTTAGGCGTAAGCGATTTTGATGCCATATGGTATCAATTAACACCTCTCGGCGTAGACCAAGATGAAACAAAAGTTGACGCAATTGTTAGCGCATCTTATTCAGGTAACAGAAAATTCTTCACAGGAAGCGTTATTGTCAAATCTGAAGTCGAGGTGACAAACGGTATCCGTGTGATACACAATAGACAGTTATTCGGAACACCAGGAATAGGCAAGACTTCTTATAACTGGGTGTCAGCTTCGAGCGCATTGAGTTTTGCTTCAAGCAGTTTAGACGACTTAACGGTTGATTTTGGTGATTCTACACTCACAGGAGTCGACGCATTCGGAAGAGGAATGACGGGTTTCTCTCCCAGTGGAGGTTCAATATTTGGCTCGGAATACATAACTGCAGACTCAAATGTCTTGAGCAGATCGAAAAAAATTAGAAATCCTTCTTATGTGTCAGGATCAAAAAGAGCTTCTATTTTGTCAAACATCTCAAGCAGCTTGACATTCTTAAATCCAGACAAGACGGTTTTTGGAGGAGCCGACTACATCTCTTTCAATATGAAGCTACCTGCCTACTATTTCGTTGGGTCTAGAAGACAATCGCCTTATCTCATCTATCCTGGAGAAAAATTAACTCTTGTTGCTAACAAAACAAGGCCGGCATTTTTAAATTTCAGAGCAAACGTTCAAAATACAGTGAATTTAATTGTGGGACGAGCGAGCATACTCTCGTCGTCTTTCCTCATGGACTTGGGCGACTCAAACGGACACGACGTACAACTAGACGCAGGAAAGATCAACATTACTTTCTATGGATCCTATGTAAGGGAAGGCAAGAAATACGTACCATGAGCGATTTCACGAAGGTCTTCACAGATGCAGTAAAAGACGTAATAGGAAACGACCCCGTACTAGACCAGTTCGACATCACTTACAACGCATCGTTCTACGGGACTATGCAGGACGATTACGTCACGGGATCGATGTTGACAGTTGTAAAATCAGGCGGCAGAGTTATCCTGTCTGAAGGTCAGCGTGGCAGATTATTCAGCAAATATTACGCACACACCTTTGATCCCAGTTATGGCCTAAGCGTTAATAACGTCCCTGAACTTTCATACAGGCAAGTACCATGGCAAGACAGGCTCTCGAGGACGTCCAATAGGCTGGTACAATGTTACGATGCAAATGAGAGATACTACGACTCATGCATACCTGATATAAGCACGTGCTTTCAGGCAAACGGTGCAAATACTTGGGTATCAACATCAGAGTATGCGTTAAGTCCCGTAGGAAACATTGGGTCTTCAAATACAGGACTCATGCTTTTCAATACGATACCTCTTTCAAGAAGTTCGGAAGGATTTGACAACGACCCAACTGTCAATAACGAATGGACATGGTCGTTTCCGTACGAGACGAAATACAGCCCAGAAAAAAGACTAGTAAAAACGTCTAATACGCTCGGTCTTGATTCTACGAATTTAACAGCGGACTGGTCGTACGCACTGTCCAGCTCATATTTCGACAACTGGAACTTAACTTTGGGCAACCTCGCCGTGTTGGACAAAGACAAAACGAGGAGCTTAAACGGTTTTCTTCCAATTCTTCCCGGTAAATTGAACGGTACGGACGTTACTCCCATCGGTGCAAGAAATGCGCTAAGAGGTGTCTTCAGCGGATCAGTTCCTTACAACATACCTGCCATGTATGGAATAGGCTCGTCTCTAGACAATACGCTTGGTGTATCTTTTTTAATGCCGACGGACGTGAATCTTGGAAAGACTGCGACATCAGGTGAACTCGTCACAGGATCGATGACGACTGACGACACTGTAAAGTTCTTGTTTGGATTTGGCGACCTCAACAACATGACGTACGCCAATTACAATTTCAGTCAAAATTCTGATGTTTACGAACAAGACTTTGAGCTTGCTGCCCAAAACGTAACTTATTATTTCTGGAGTGCGTTAAACTCGGCTGATGCCCCAAAACAATCGAGCGGATACGATAGATCACTAGACCGCTCTCAAGAGCCCACATCTCCAGTCACGATATCGAGAAACAGCGGCCCTGTAGAACTTCCTGTAGTGGGCTGGCAGTCAATAGCATATGACCTCTCTGCGACTGACCCAGATGTTGTTTGGATCACAGACCTCTTGGACCCTAACGTGACGACCATTGCGGCTGGGACGTGGAATTTTAAACTGAATGCATATGGCAATACACCTCTAAAGATACGTGCCCTAATATATTCTTGGGATGGATCATCTAAGAGTCTAATAGGAACTTCTGACGAAGTAACAGTAGGAACTTCTTGGAACTATTACACTATCCCTTGGACCATATCGTCTCCAATATCTTTAAGCTCTTCTGACAGAATACTCGTCAAACTACAAGTCTTCTTTACAGTTGGAAATCAGTACATCTATTTCTCTCCGAGAAGGACCTACAATTTTGTCACAACAAGATATTCTGCAATAGAGACAAACATTAGCGTTGTCTACAGTGCTAACACGTTATACACAAAGTCCTATCAGCTGTCTTCATATGCAGCTGACGGACTCGAGATAGACTGGTCGCGATCGCCTACGTCCAAGCCTTGGTCGACAGTCTATAGATCAGGAAGTACCACTATAGGATCTGAAAACTATAATTTCTGGGGGCCCGCACCGCTTTCAGGTACAATCGATCCTTATAAAAGAGGACTTTTTGGTCTCTCAAGCGATAATGAGAATTTCATTCTCTATACTTCAGGAAGCTATGATGCGTCGCTTACATCACAAGAGTACAGCAAGTGCTACATGGACGTGACGTCATCTTATCCGTGGACTTTAAGTTACGACAGGGCAGTCGCAGGTTACGGAAGCTTTAGTTTGACCACATCGCTCACAGGGTCTGCTTTTACTCCATCAGCCGCATCGACAGGCATAGTGCTCGAAGAGATAACAGGGTCGAACAACCCATCAGGCTCACCGTCGCCTCCAACCAAGAAGTTCTATTACGACATCTTCAAGAATTTTGACAGTGCTTTACAGTATGGAGGGACACCCACGGTGCCTGCAGCTTTCCCACCCGGTGAGTGGAGAGTTCAATTCTCGACCTACTGGGACGCAACACAGGCAAACGAATTCATCATGACCGGTATTGACAATGTTACTGTCAAGACCTACAAAATCACAGGTGACCCGGACGGACCCAAGATAGGTGGAAACAACTATCCTCAGTTCAGGACATACAGAGTCGACCCCAGACCGAATGCTTCAGTGACTGACGGGACTGCACTGAATCAAGCGGCGACAAAAGGCATCCACGAGTCGTACGTGTTCGGAGTGTCACCAATCATTAGAGGCTGGAAGTACGGTCTTTACAGCGGACTTCCCATGAACTCAAAGGCTGTCTTCAGAAGAAACAGGTATGGTCAGCTTAGAGACATGCTCGAGCAGAGGCAATACACAAAATTCATCAATATTGAAGACTCACCTGTGTCTGACGACGCGACGACGAGAAATAACTTCAATAAGTTCACACAGTCTAAATTGCTGAGAACTGTACGAACAAATAACGTGGGACCTGCTGTGGCCGAGGTCAACTTCTTCAGACAGAGATACAGACAAGACGAGAGAAAGATCGGATACATATACAACGAAAAAGTCGATCCCATGTTGACCACGTCCCAAAATCTAAGCTCAGAAGTCACATCTTCGCTCCCTTACTTCGATGGCGTCGCAAAGATTAGACAAGAGTCAGACCTCTCGTTAATTACTGATGCAACACTCACGTCGTTGCAAATAGATACGACAGGTCTGACGGTGACTTGAGATGACGATAGCAAAAAAGTCAAACGACGCTTTAATCTTCGTAACTGAGAACGGTAAACTAAAGAGAACAGTCGTTGCATCCGACTTACAGGTAGGATTCCCTGGCAATGTCGGAGAATTGCAATTAACCGGAAGGTTCATACAGAGCACCTCAGTCATAGAAGTAAAACCAGGTCAGACCGTATCTTACAGTGGAAACGTCACACTACTTGTCATTTCCATAGCAGATTCAGGATCGGGAAGTGTCACAGTAGTCTTACCTGATGGGGCGAAACCAGGACAAACCTGTTACATAAAAGATTACCTTGGAAAAGCTTCCACTAACAACATTGTTGTTAAATGTGGAAATTCAAATATAAAAATAGATGGTTCTTCATCAAAGACGCTGACTTCCAACTATGAGAGCATAATACTTGCGTGGACTGGTACGTCTTGGAGTTCTCTAGCTAATTCATCAAGTGGTGGCGGCGGAGGTTCTACGGGTCCGACAGGTCCGACAGGTCCTGCAGGTCCTGCAGGTCCAAAAGGGTCTACAGGAAGCACTGGTGCCACAGGTACCCCAGGATCTGCTGGTGCCACAGGAAGCACAGGAGCGACTGGCCCTACAGGGCCTACAGGGCCTACGGGACCTGCTGGTGCGACGGGAGCCAACGGATCCCCTGGACCAGCGGGAGCAACAGGAGCAACAGGAGCAACAGGAGCAACAGGAGCGACGGGTGCTACTGGAAGTACAGGTGTGACAGGGTCTACGGGACCCACGGGAGCGACTGGTCCTACAGGAAGCACTGGTGCTACAGGATCTACGGGTGCCACAGGGCCAATCGGAGGCTCAGATACACAAGTAGTATTCAACGACGGTGGAGTTGCAGCTGGGTCATCGGGCCTGACTTACAATAAAACTACGCAGGCTTTGACAGGAACATACATTGTTGCTTCGGTAGGATTCAGTGGTTCTCTCACGCGATTGTCAAATGGTTCTTCCTATCTAGTCGCGGGAAATAACATAGGAATCTCCACAGGTTCTAGCGGTGCAGTCACCATATCGAATACCGCACCAGTGTTCTATCAGTGGAATGAACTTTCACCTTCACCTCAGCTAAACACAACGGCCTCTATTTCTATCGCAGGCGCGCTTGGGTCGAGCTACACGGTTCAGTCTGTTGGGTCGGATGTATTCTTCTTTGTCAGCGGGTCAATAACCGGTTCGGGTGCTAACTCCAAAAAATCGGTCTTCGGTGGTGACGTTTCAGTCAGCGGATCACTCGAGATGTTCGGAGATGTCCTTGAGGTAAGTGGAACAATAGTTGCCACCGAAGGAATAAGCGGATCTCTCACCAGGCTTTCTGACGGTACTTCATACCTCATCGCTGGTGGCAACATGTCCGTCACGAGCGGATCGAACGGATCGATAACTCTTTCCACAGTCAATAGCGGAACAATCCATGGAGTGACAGCCGGTAACGGTTTGCTAGGCGGAGGAACGAGTGGAACAGTCACACTGACGATAGACGACAGCAAGGTTGCCACTATCAGTGGATCAACCTTCACGGGCGCTGTCAAGTTTAACGGAGGACTCAGTGGATCTCTCACAAATCTGACAGATGGCACTTCCTATCTCATTGCAGGTACAAACGTTGGAATATCGACCGGATCCAACGGTGCAGTCACAATATCGAACATAGCACCGACATTCTATCAGTGGAACGAGTTATCACCTTCGCCACGTCTCAACACCACAGGGTCAGTCTCCATTGCAGGAGGACTTGGGTCTTCTTATGCAGCAGAAAGCGTAGGTTCTGACGTCTACTTCTTTGTCAGCGGATCGTCATCTTCAACTTATGGAGCTTCAGTGTTCGGCGGTGACCTGATGGTCAGCGGAACTCTTGAGACCCACACTATAACAAACTTTTCGGCAAACAATACGACATCAGCACTTTCCATAAACGGATCGACAAGGGGCACGACTCAGACAGGAAAGGGAATATCGATTACTTCTGCTGTGGGAGCGAGCAGCGTTGGTGGAGGCAATATATCGATAACGGCGAGAGAAGGAGTGGGTGGGTCTTCTCCTGGTGGATCCGTGTCGATTACAGCAGGAAACACAAATACAGTCTCCACAGCAGGTTCCATAACACTCACGGCGGGTGACACTACTTCAACGGGTGGCGGTGCTACTGCCGGAAGCGTGACAATAAGTGCAGGGTCGCTGCCCAGTGGAGGAACAGGTGCTGCCGGAAGCGTGAACATCAGCACAGGTGCGGCGGCATCTGCAACCTCACCAGGTAATATCACAATGACGGCGCAAAGAGGCAAAGTCATCCTGAGAAGGTCTGTATCTGCTGTAACAACAGGAAACGACGTCTTCCTGTATGTCACGGGCACAATTGGCGACACAGATAAATCAGTCTTTGCCGGAGACATGGTCGTGAGCGGAACTGTTAGATCGTTCACAGGATTCAGTGGTTCTCTCACACGTCTCACTGACGGAACCTCCTATCTCATTGCCGGATCAAACATTTCAATCTTGACTGGGTCGAACGGTGCAGTGACCATAAATTCAAGTGCTCCTGCAGGAACTGTGAGCGGCACAGGAACTGCGAACTACGTCCCAGTCTGGACCGGTGCAAACACCATCGCAAACTCCAGCGTGATCTACAACGTGGGTTCATCGGTAGGAATTGGAACCACTGAGACCAACGGAAACACTCTCTCCGTTAACGGTCCTACAGCCATCACAGGGTCTCTCCTCCCGGGGCAGAATCTCACACACGACATTGGTTCCTCTACGAAGTACTGGAGAGACGTATACGCGAGGACGGGTTCCTTCTCGGGAGACATGATCATCTCCGGTGACCTGCGCGTCCTGGGAACTTCCTCGATCATCAACTCCGAGGTTGTAAACATCAAGGACAACGCGATCCTCCTCAACGCAGGCCCTTCTCCGCTCAACTTCGGCGGTGTGTACGTTGCGGACACGACAGCGAACACCACGGGATCCATCATCTGGGACACGGTCACCGACAGGTGGAAGGCCGGATTGGCAGGAAACGAGATCAACCTTGTCACCACGGGGTCGACAGATAATCTCTACAATAAGACGATACCGATATCAGGTACTCCTTCTAATAATATTTCAGGAGGTACCCAGGGAGGTGTGGCGTATTTCAATACATCCACAAACCTCTCGTCCAGCGCAGCAGGAACTTCAGGACAGATACTGCAATCAGCCGGAACTTCTGCTCCCACATGGGTGAACTTCGGATCGCTTGTGAGCGGCAGCAATGTGATCACGGGCAGCGGCACGGCAAACTACCTGTCTAAGTTCACAAGCGGCAATGCTTTGGCGATCAGCAGCGTCTATGACGATGGAACATACGTCGGAATCGGAACAACACTGCTTGATTCCAAGCTGGTCGTCAATGGTAATTCTGTCTTCTCAGGATCTGTGAATCCTGACACAGACAACACGAGAGATCTAGGATCTTCGATCAAGCGTTGGAGAAATGTCTATGCGGCGAGCATCAGCGGTTCTCTCACAGGTAGCAATGTTTCTGCTGGTCAAGTGGTTGTGGCCGGTACGGGTGGAGTCCTCAGCGGAAGCAACAACTTCTGGTGGAGTAATTCAAACGGTCGCGTTGGAATTGGAACAAATGTTCCACTTGCAATTCTTCACGTCTCAGGAACGTATGCGGGATCGTCTCAAGGAATACAAATTGGTGCACCTAACTTTTTTGGTGTTGCTACTAACACATATACCTCTTTGCAACACACTTTCTACGGCGGTGACGGTGTTACCCAGAGGCTTGTTTTAGATTCCAATGGAAATATTTTAGCAGGAGGAACACTTGGGGTCGTAGCTAACCAGGCCAGGCTGTATGTGACGGGCTCTTCGACTTCTACCGATCAAGGAATCATCTACAAATCGGGAGTTGCATCTCCCACAGGAGCTCTTCTCGATATACAGAACAGTTCAGGTACTTCGTTGCTTGTTGTTTCAGGTTCAGGAAATGTAGGAATTGGAACTACTTCAACGGGAGACAAACTTGCTGTAAATGGTTCGTTGTCCGTAACAGGTTCAGCTCTCCCGGGTGCGGATAACACGCATGACATTGGTTCTGCATCTAAAGTATGGCGCAACACATACTCGACAGCTTTCAGTGGATCTCTCACAAAACTCTCAACGGGAGGAGACTACCTCATAGCTGGTAGCAACATATCTCTGACGACAGGATCGAACGGATCTGTAACAATTGCAGCTCCAAATCTGGCTCCATCGACATCGGCATTTGTCACGATAGGAAATGACTCTTCCCTTTCAAACGAGAGAGCCCTCACATCCGGAACTGGTATTTCTATCACAGACGGCGGCGCAAACAGCACTGTAACTTTGGCAATAAACAATTCAGTCGTGGCGACAATAAGTGGTTCGACCTTCACAGGAGTGACCAATCACAACGCAGGACTAAGCGGTTCTCTCACAAAGCTTACTAATGGATCTTCTTATCTTATCGCTGACAACAACATAAGCATAGTCACAGGTTCTACAGGAGCTGTGACTATTAGCAATACAGCTACGGGAGCTGCTTATGTCGCAGGATCTGACACGCAAGTTCAGTTCAATGATGGAGGAACTTTTGGTGCCAACTCTGGTCTTACGTACAACAAGACCACGGGAGCTCTCACAGGAACGTACGTCGTTGCATCAACAGGATTCAGCGGTTCTCTGACTCGACTGACAAACGGATCTTCTTATCTTGTCGCTGGCAGCAATGTGACAGTCGCGACTGGGTCAAGTGGTCAGGTAACAATTGCTGCACCAAATCTAGCTTCATCTACGTCAGCATTCGTAACAATTGGCAACGATTCGACGCTGTCAAATGAGAGATCTCTCACATCGGGAACAGGAATTACAATTACAGATGGAGGTGCGAATAGTAACGTCACTGTCGCAATTAACGACTCTGTCGTAGCTACGATAAGTGGGTCCACCTTCACGGGTGCGGTTAAATTTAACGCAGGACTCAGTGGATCTTTGACAAAATTGTCAGATGGTACATCCTACCTCGTAGCAGGCAACAACGTCACTATCTCTTCTGGTTCCTCAGGCGCAGTCACAATATCGGCGCCTAATCTTGCTCCGTCGACTTCAGCTTTCGTTACTATTGGAAATGATTCATCTTTATCCAATGAAAGATCGCTCACGTCAGGGACAGGAATTACAATTGTTGATGGAGGTGCTAACAGTACCGTATCGCTGGGAATAAACAATTCAGTTGTGGCGACTATCAGCGGATCCACCTTCACGGGTGTGACTAACCACAACGCAGGCCTAAGCGGATCTCTGACACGTCTCACAGACGGTACATCATATCTCATAGCAGGAAGCGGTGTGGGAATAACCACGGGTTCCTCAGGCGCAGTCACAATCAGTAATACCGCATCAGGCGCCTCTTATGTCGCAGGATCTGACACGCAAGTTCAGTTCAATGATGGAGGAACTTTTGGAGGAGATGCAGACTTTACTTTTACGAAGTCAACAAACCTCCTCAAGGTAACAAATATCTCAGGTTCCATAACGAGCAGCAACGTGTCGGCGGGCCAGGTGCTCCTCGGCGGAACGAGTGGTGTTATTAGCGGCAGCAACGATTTCATCTGGGACAATACGAACAGAAGAGTAGGAATTGGAACAGGGTCTCCGATAGGAAAGTTCTCTGTTGGTTCTGGTACACAAAGCATCGTTATCGACTCCACGGGAACAGGCGGCGTTGGGACGATACAATCCTATAACGGCACTCTCAGGATAAATAATGGTGGTAATAACACGGTTTTCAACACGGCCGGCGGAACTGTCGGAATAGGAACGACAAATCCTCCTGCTTCCAAATTTTTCGTGTCAGGTTCAGCGACACTTGCAGACTCCGTTGCCATCATCAAGGCAGGAGTTGTTTCTCAGACAGGTGGTGCAGGAGTTCTGGAAGTTCAGAACTCTGAAGGAACCTCTCTCTTCTTCGTCAGCGGCAGCGGCCGCGTAGGAATTGCTACAACATCTCCAAACGCAAGATTGGAAGTAAATCTTGGAGGAAGCAATGCAGAAATTCTCACGCTGAAAACGACTTACGCTGCGGACAACTCCTATCACTCACTCACGTGGAGAGACGGTTCCAACATCACCGGTCAGATCGACACGAGGTACAACGGTACTACAGTGGACATGGTGTTCGGCAGTCTCTACAACGGAGGTTACAACTCGACCGAGCGCATGAGGATTAAGGGCAACGGAAGTGTTGGAATCGGAACCTCGAGCTTCACTGCACGTCTCTACGTCTCGGGCTCTTCGACAGCTTCTGAGTCGGTCGCGATCATTAGGGGTGGCGTGGCATCTCCGACAGGTCCTTCGTATGTCCTCGATGCTCAAAATTACTTAGGAACAAGTGTGTTTCTTGTTTCAGGAAGCGGAAACGTCGGTATTGGAGCAGCACCCACAACGTTCCCTCTCCATGTGTTTAAGGGATCAACTACGAGGCCACAAATCTCGGCGGAAGGAACGAGCGGCGTCTCTGGAGTCGCAGGGTACAACTTCAAAATCGACTCAACAGACTTGTGGCAGGTCATCACTGACAACAATGCATCGAATGGATTCTATCTCCAATACAACAACAGCACGTCAACCAGATATCTCTCCGTCTCAACTGTAGGAAACGTCGGAATCGGAACCACAATACCCAACAGCAATGCTGGTTACACAACACTCACCGTTGGAAGCACTTCTACGGGCGGAAGAATAGATTTTAATCAGAGTGCCACATCCGTAGGAAGCATCTACAATGACTCCTCTGCTCTGTATGTTCAAGGAAACTCTAGCAAAGTTCTCGTCCTCGGTGCAAATTCATCCGAAGCGATGAGAATAAACACTTCATCAAACATAGGGATTGGAACTGCAACTTACACCGCCAGGCTCTTTGTTTCTGGTTCCTCTACGTCAGCAACTCCTACAATGGTCGTTCGTGAAGGTGTTGCTTCCCCGACCGGCGGGGTAGGAACTTTTGATGTTCAGAACTCAGCTGGTACATCGATCCTCTTTGTCACAGGTAGCGGCGGAGTCGGAATCAATACGAACAACCCGCTGGGCGCGAATCTTTTTGTCTCAAGCAGCCTCACAGGCAACGCAGCCTCGGCACTTATAGTAGGCGGACAGGTATTCGGTGTATCGCTCAACACTTACAAGGCACAGACACATCTGTTCCAGCTGGCAAGTACAACGGAGGCGATGAGAATAGATGCCAGCGGTAACGTTGGAATTGGAACCAACGGCACAAATGGAAACAAGCTCGCTGTCAACGGTGACATGTCTATCACCGGGTCCATCTATCCTTTCGGTGATGCAGCTCGCGATCTTGGATCGCCAACATACAGATGGAGAAACGTTTATGCAACAAGCATAAGCGGGTCCTTGACAGGAAGCAACGTTTCTGCTGGACAAGTTGTCGTAGCCGGTACGGGCGGAGTCCTCAGCGGAAGCAACAACTTCTGGTGGAGCAATTCAAACCAGCGTGTCGGAATAGGAACTTCATCACCAGGATTCACTCTTGAAGTAAACGGTACGTTCGCCGCGGCGACAAAGAGCTTCGTGATCCCGCACCCGACAAAAGAAGGTTGGAAACTTCGTTACGGATCTCTGGAAGGTCCTGAAAACGGTGTATACGCTCGTGGGCAGTCCGAATCTGAATTCATCGATCTTCCGGAGTATTGGGAAAAGTTAGTCGACGAGGAGACCATCACAGTACAGATCACGCCCATCGGCAAATGGCAATCCTTGTTCGTGGTAGAAGTAAAGAATAACTGTGTCAAAATCGGAAGAGGATGGTTTATGAGAATATTCCGAATAAAACCAAGGTACTTCTACACGATCACAGCAAGCAGGAAAGACCACAAGTTTGAAGTTGAATACGAGTCCTGACAACTAATAAGTTGACTTTTCATAAGCTTACTGCGGGCGAACGTTTGTCTTCACACGATAATTAGAGAAGAAAATGCCTCGCGACATACTAATAGATCCACAGAGAATAGGTTCAGGAAACCCAAACATACAGTTTAGCGGGTCTGCAGGTAATACACTGCGATTAGAGGTCCTCAGCGAAGGATCTGTACAGTTCGTCGGTGTCTCGGGCTCTCTGCTCAAGATATCAGACTTCCCAGCTGCAGGAGGAGCTCTAAACTCCTTATTTCTCAGCGGAACGACTGCAGTCACAGGTTCTATCTTGCCCGGAGTCACAGGGCTCTATGACCTGGGATCAAGCGGAAACAGATGGGCGAATGTATATGCTAACAGTTTGTCAGGGTCTCTCACAAGACTTAATGATGGGTCCTCTTATCTCATTGCAGGATCAAACGTCACCATCTTTACGGGATCTTCCGGAGCCGTCACAATTTCAGCGCCTAATCTTGCGCCCTCGACATCAGCGTTCGTTACGATAGGAAATGACTCTTCGCTCACAGCGGAAAGGTCATTGACAGCAGGAACAGGCCTTTCCTTGACAGATGGCGGTGCCAACTCAACAGTCACTCTCGGAATTAACGATTCAGTAGTTGCAACAGTCAGCGGAACACGATTCACAGGTCAAATCACGTCTGCCGTTGACATTGTTGCAAGCGGAACGCTTAAGTCTCTAAATTCATCAGGCGATGAGGGTGGAGAGATATTTCTCAGCAAGTCTGTCACGAATACGTCATTGAACACTGGTGTGTCCATCGACGTCCACCAGAACAGAGTTAGAATATTTGAGACAGGCGGAACGAACAGAGGAGGTTATTGGGACGTAACTTCTTTGGGTGCCGGAGTTGCAACTAACTTTCTCGCGAGCTCGGCAACACCTGGCGGTTCTGACACGCATGTTCAGTTTAATGACGGTGGATCGTTCGGAGGAGATGCAGACTTCACGTTCACTAAGGCGACGAATCTCTTAAAAGTCACAAATATATCGGGGTCTCTGACAAGTAGCAACGTCTCTGCAGGTCAAGTGGTCGTAGCAGGAACAGGCGGTGTCCTCAGCGGCAACAACAACTTCTGGTGGGATAACACGAACACGCGGGTGGGAATTGGAACAAATGCTCCGCTTGCACTCCTCCATGTGGGAGCAGGAAATGATACACCGACAGTCAGCGCCACTGCTTACGTCACGGCTCTTGGGACAACAAACCTGGCGATTCGAGATGCTACGAATAATGTTGAGCTGCTGAATTACGCGTTTTCAGGCGGCGGCCTCATTGGAACAGTTACCAGTCACACGCTTGGAATTAGAACAGCAAATGTTACAGCTTTAACAATCGATACTTCACAGAATGCTGGGATTGGTTCAACCACGCCCTCTGTCACCGGTATCGATACAGGTGTCACTCGTCTCTTTGTCGTCGCTCCTAACAGCAACACAGGAATGGCTGCGACTTTCATAGCAGACTCTTCAGGTAGAGGAATTCTAGTTGCCGATCAAGGTAAGACAAACTCGTTCGCGGTTTCTCTTGGGTCATCTCTCGCGACCATCGGAACCAACACGAGCGGAACCGTGCTGGCTCTCAGCGTTGCTGCGACAGAGAGGATGAGAATTGACACGAGCGGCAACGTCGGCATCGGCACGAATGCCATGGGTGATAAACTCGCTGTCAATGGGTCGATGTCCGTCACGGGTTCTCTCCTTCCGGGAACAGACAACCTATACAGCCTCGGTTCCTCTTCGAAGAGATGGAATAATGTCTATGCCACCAGTATTTCTGGTTCTCTTACAGGAAGCAATGTTTCTGCGGGACAAGTGGTTGTGGCCGGAACAGGCGGAGTTCTCAGCGGCAGCAACAACTTCTGGTGGGATAACACGAACGGAAGCGTTGGTATTGGAACCACAACCCCAGACACGACGATCACCAATACAAGGTTTCACATCTATAATGGTATTGCCGCGTTCAACGCAACATATGGCATAGGATGGATTGGTCAATCAGGACCAACGAATGGAACACGAACAAGTAGCACTATAGACCAATATGATTATGGAACTTGGAATCCTGTCTTCACCGGAGCAAGCGGTGGAAATGCAGGTACCATGGATACAACAAACCAGAAAGCTTATTATGTCAGAGTTGGAAAACTATGTATTGCGACTTGTTATGCCAAACAAACAGCAAGAGCCGGCACGCCCGCAACAGGTAACTTCGTTATCACGGGATTGCCTTATGCTTCGACAGGCGTCGGTGCTGCTGCCGTAGGAAGATGGATATCATTTACAAATTCTTACTATTCAATGTCGGGCTATGTTGCAGATACTGAGACGCAGATTCGCATGTATGGTCAGACGGGTGTAGGTACATCTTCATCTGTCATTTCTTACGCAGATGTGCCTGCTAACGCTGAGATCTACCTCACAATAACTTACAGAGTTGCCTAAGGAAAATAAGATGTATGCTATCATTGAACCATTAAGTTACAGGCAGGGTGATGCCACTGTTCTTTCTATCACGCAGACTAGTGTTGAATTAAGCCGAGGAGCAGCTATAAGTTGGTCACTCATGAACGAAGACAGATCTGTATTATTTGAGCATGGAACGGCCTTGCTTGGTGGTGAAGAATATTCGTCCTGGCTTGGGGATGACGAGTATGTCATGACATGGTTGGCCGGAAAGCTTGGCGTTGCAATCGTCGAAATACACGTGTAATTTCTTGGTTTAAGATTTCGAGATGCTGGAACAGGTTAAGAAGCTAGTAGAGGCGGGATGCAAAGGGATAGTGAAAGATCATGTAGCACTGGCTGACATGGTGACGAGAGAAAGAAAAGACATCTACCTCGTGTCTGATGCCGAGTGTCCCACGTATAGTTTCTTAATGATATTATCAGAAAAGAAAAGTGAGAAGAACAACCACAAGCGACTCGGTTATTACTCGCCTGTGATAGAACAAATGCCTGCATCAGCCGTGAGTTTAGATGGAATCTTCTCGGTCAAGAAACATCACGCAGGTGGCTATGAAGTCGTGTATCTCTGGTCGAACTCTGCGATTGAGGCGACCATCCTCTACAATCTAGGTCTAAGGGTATGGAAGAAGATTGTGTCAGACAGAGGCGATTCCCCTACCGTAAATTCAGTTTTGAGTAAACTCAAGAAATTAGACGGAAGCTTTCAAGACAAAGAGTATCGAATTCGAAAGGAAATGGAAACGTTGCCATACGGAAGAGACGTGAAGATGATCTCTCTTGGCACACCAGGAACCCAGGATTTGCAAGTAGACGACCCTGGCTATGCCATTGCAGGGAAAATTGCAGAAGTTAACAGAGACCTGTACGATCGACACGACTCAGCGTTTGATGAGATGCACAGGATTGCGAAGCTATTTGGTTTAACTTTGCCGCCGTCACCTGCAGAATGGGAGAACAAATCTAGTTCAAGATAATAAATAGTAGTGAAAGGTCACACAGAACATGTACGCGAAGATAACACCGGTTGCATATAGGACGGGACAGGCCAAGTGCCTCGTCGTCAGAGGAACATCGGTCCAGCTCGGATCCAGAGCGATAGTTGAATGGTCGCTGATGGGAGACCAGGCAACAGACAGAAGAGACTACGAGTCGGGCGGTCTCTCGATGGACGGTGAAGACTACTCGGCGTGGGGAACAGACGATTCCTACATCTACACGTGGCTAGGCACGAAACTTGCAGACGTGGTGATCGAGTCGATAGAGGCAGGAAACTACTGGGACGCTCCTCCTGCCCCACCTCCACCTCCACCTCCAGAGCCGACTCCTGAACCTACCCCTGACCCAGGCGCCTGAGGAGTGAACGAGACGTGGAGCTTCTGAGAGAATACATAGCTTCAATCCTGTCCGAGAGGAGAAGGATTGAGGGCCGGAGGCTCCGCGTCTTCGATTTCGACGACACACTTGTCAAAACGAATTCGAAGATATATGTCACATCGGGCACGGGAGACAAGTTCGAGTTGACACCGGGCGAGTACGCCGTCTATGAGTCTCAGCCTGGAGACGAGTTCGACTACTCCGATTTTTCCAAGTTGATCGACCCACGAGAGATTGTTTGGACGGGTAGGATACTTCGCAATATCCTCTCAAAAGGCGGTGAGGTGGTCATTTTGACCGCAAGGTCAGCTCAAGCCCCTGTATATCAGTTTCTTGAAGACGCAGGTCTTCCTCGTCTGGAAGTCGTCGCTCTGGCTAACGCCGATCCCGAGAAGAAGGCAGACTATATTGAAAAAAGAATCGTCGATGACGGTGTTAAGTACGTAGAGTTCTTCGACGATTCATATAAAAATGTCGAAGCCGTCAATCGCCGTGCTGCAAAGTATCCGAGCGTCAAGGTGATCTCTCGACACATCGTGCACAAGACCGAGATCTAGTTGAGGACATCACCCAACGGCTGCTCAGGATCCTCCTGCTGGAGGAGACCCATCGTTGGGTCCGAGAATAACTTCGGAAAATCGAACTTTGAACGTATCCGACCTTTTACCTCGGTTATTTTGAGACCATGTGAAGTGGTCTCTTCTGACCATGGGACGGCCCCACCGAAGGTCCACCCGGCGTACACCTCGAGGTAACCCATCTTCTCCTCGGTGCCCTTGATCGGCGTGATCTTGCCGACTCTGATCTTATCGTACTTGTCGAAGACCTCGCGTCGGAGGACCACCGGTTTGCGCAGGAAGTCTTCGTGTTCGTCCTCGAACACCCACTCGGATCCGACCCACTCGACCTCGAGGATGTCTCCCTTGTTCAGGGTGACAACCTTGCGATATTCCTCTTCGAATCCGTCAGGATAAGGAGGTTCATCTTTGAGATAGTAGGCAGACTCGGCTGAGTCATACAGAGTGAATGACCACGGCTTGGATCCCCGTTTCAGGGAGAGTCTGACTTTCTTCACGATTTCCTCGACATTAGTAATTATTGTACACCGAGAATCGAATTCAAATACTTCTTCTTGAGGACTTTTCTAAGTCCTGGGTTCACTTTTAATGCCTGAGGAACGATAGCGTGTCGAATCAAATTTCTTGTGTACTTCAGGTCTGTATTCGAAATGTCTTCCTGCCATCTCAAAGATCGCTTATTTGCCCAGGAAATAAGATCTTTCTTCTCTGAAATTAGGAATGGTCTAATGATGTTTCTTCGAGAGTAAGGGATTAGCTTCGATTCACCATGGAGAGAAGAGAAAATCCAAGTTTCAACAGCGTCGTCAAGATGATGACACGTAACGACTGGGAGAGTGAAGCTTTCGAGAAATTCATAACGACAATTCCGCCAGTGTTCTTCTTGAGAGATTCCTCGAGGAGGGACAAGCTTGTCAATTCTCTTAACGTTCAAATGTAGTTTTCTAAGCTTGGAAAACTCCCGCACGAAGATCTCCGCTTCTTCAGACGCAGCAGTTCCGTGGTGAAAGAAAGCCAGATCAATTTCTTTTCCACCATTTACAAGAAAGTCTGTAACAGCTACGGAATCCACGCCCCCGGAAAAGGCAACAATGCACTTTTTTGGAAGTTTCCCAAGGAATCTAATCATTTTGCTACACTTTCAAAAAGGACCATTAATTTAGAGGTTGGTTCAAATCACAAATAATACTTACTGATATGAACTGCGAAAACTGTGAGCAAGAAATCAAAGACAAAGTAGGGTCGGGTAGGTTCTGCAGTATTAAATGTGCGAGGTCGTTTGCATCAAAAAATTGCAGAGAAGAAAAGAATAAAAAAATCAGCGAGAGCCTCAAGGCCAAATCAAGTGTATCACAAAAGGGCAAGATTTTTCTCAAGAAGTTGGAAAAATCTTGCGTAAAGTGTGATCAAAAATTCTTCACATCCATGCCTTTTGCAAAATATTGTGATGCTCACAGAAAGAAAATCGTGCAAGATGTTAAAAAATTCGTTCAGCCTCAACAAATTCCTCCTGAAAAAATTGAACAAAGGGCTCAAAAAAGCAAAATCATGAAAGAGTGGTGGACAGACGAAAGGAGGAAGAAGCAGTCAGAAAAAATGAAAGAAGTTGTTCACTCTAATCCGAATTCATACAAGGGAAGAAACCGAGGTAAAGTAAGAAAAGTCGAAATAGACGGGATTGTAGTTACGGGAAATTGGGAAGCTGAATTCTATAGGTGGGCAAAAGAGAAAAACCTCAATCCGCAACAGTGCGATCGAGGTTTCACGTATCATTTCAGCGGAGAAAGAACCTATTATCCTGATTTCTGGTTAGGATCCATCGATGTGTACGTTGAGGTAAAAGGATATGAAACAGAAAAAGACAGGTGCAAATGGAGCCAATTTCCTAAAAGTCTTGTGATCATCAAGAGAAAAGAGATTGACGAAATTAAGAACTCAACTTTTACAGTAGAAAAATTAGTGGAACCACTCGGACTTGAACCGAGAACCGGCTGATTATGAGTCAGATGCTCTAACCTATTGAGCTATGGTTCCGTTTGAGTATCAAGTGCCGCCCGTGGGAGTTGAACCCACACACCTCGCGGTGGCGGATTTTGAATCCGCTGCGTCTGCCGATTCCGCCAGAGCGGCTTGATGTCTATGTTATAACATATGCTGGAGTAACTTTACAACAACTTTAGGTTGCCTGTTATCTCGTCGATCTTGCTCGCTTCATCTGGGCCGATCGCGACACACAGGGTCTCCACAGGTCCCTCATCGTCGAATATCTTGCCGTCCACGGGATAACACTGCAGACCTGCGAGCTCCGCCTTGAAGGTGAGGTTCTTGAGTGAAGTCTCAGATCCGACACCCAACACTATCCTAATGGACCCACTGTTAATCCAGTCGGTCTCCTCCGGCGTCAGGCGGACCGAGAGGGTGTCGCCCCTCGCAGACTCGTCGTTCGCCAGGAAGAACTCGGTTGAGGCTTTCGCCACCAGCGAAGCAACGTGAGATTTCTTCATCTTCAAATCTCGCCGCACAAGTATCACTTGCTTCAGACCGTCGGTCATGGGACCCTCCTGATTGTTCTTGAAAGATAGTAAAATTTTCTCGATTCATTGTAATGGACCTCGAATTTTTTACCTGCTATAAGTAATCTAGACACAGGAGTTCGTCATCATGAAAGACAACAAGAAGTTCGCATTGGTACTTTCGGGTGGAGGCGTCAAGGGCGCCTGGGAGGCGGGATTCCTCAAGTACGTGGCGGAGAAGTGGGGGCACAAGTTCGCCACAGTGTGCGGTTCCTCGGCGGGGGCTCTGAACGGCATGTCCTACGTGGCAGCGGCAGGATCACCAGATTTGCCAGAGAAGATCGTGGAACCCTGGAACAAGGTCACGTTCGGCCAGGTGGCGAAGGTCCCGTGGGGCGACATCTTCTCCTTCAAGTTCTACTCCCTCATGGACAACTCTCCGCTCATGGACTTCCTGAAGACGACACTCGACAACGAGGGTTACAGGCGAAACATCGACACGGGTGTGGTGGAGACCAACATCGTGACAACCACCGAACTCTCTGAGAAGAAGGCGTACATCTGGGTGGACTCCAAGGTCGAGAGAGACTACGAGTCTGCGAACTGGACTGTGAGAAAAAGGGAGCTTGGAGCGGAACACGCTACGGCTTCAGGTGCAATTCCAATCGCATTCAGGTCCGTACAGCTCGAGGAAGGGTGGCACATCGATGGCGGCCTGTGCAACAACACACCGATACTCCCGGCGATCATGTCGATGTACAACGACAGGAACTATAGAACGGCCTCTGATCCCGAGGTTAAGATCCTCGTCCTCACGCTGCCTGAACCAGAGACGAAGCATGAGTGGACGAGCGAGCCCACGATCCTCACACAGACCTCGAGGATGTTCGAGTCCCTCACAGTCAACCACATCACACAGGACGTCGCGAAGGCCGACACGATCAACGACTTCCTCGACTCGATGGGTGTTGATTCGTACGGAAAGTACAGGAGAATCAATCTCCTCCTCGCGAGGCCTTCGATTTCCCTGGACTCACTTGCACTTCAGGCGAAGGATGACATCCTCTGGGGAATCATCCCATCTGGATGGATAACCTCACTCTCGTTCATCCTCATCTTCCAACCCTACATCCAACTCCTGTTGAAGGCAGGCTACGAGGACGCCGCGAAGATGCACGATCAACTCGAGGAGTTCTTCAACTCCTGACGGACCTCCATGAGGATCTTTCCTAGGAGGTTCGCACCCGTTCCTCTGCACACTCCCCACACGCGATCGTTCCACGTGTTTCCGAACACGAGTTCGCAATCACCCGTCTTGAGGAGTTGATCGGCGAGGAAAGGGGACTCGAACTTCTTGCGTATGAAGTCCCGCATCAACCCCTCCTTCACCGAATCCCAATCGGGGCGCATCTCCACACCCCTCCCCAGTTTCTTGGCGATCGAGGGATCCTTCGCGTTACGTATCAACTCTCGGGAGTCCTCATTGAGAGTCTTGTGTGCCTGGTACGCATGCTCGATTGTAGGATAGCTCTTGCCTCCCACCCATATGGTTGAAGGATGGAAATTGGACAGAAATGCGTATCCAGATGCCAAGGTGAATGAATCGATTATTTTTCTGTCTGTCATCTGAGGCCCGTGTGGATGACGAATCCACTCCTCCTAATTAGGTGTTCCGATCACCGAAACTGACGGGCCACCAACTCACTTCTTGATCGTGGTGGTTGGAGCCGCGACCGGAGCGGTTGGGGCAACTGCTGGTGCAGCTGCGGGAACCGGTGCCGCAGGTGTCGTCACGGCAGGAGCTGTGACAGGCTGAACGGTCGGGGCAGTGAGAGGAGCGACAGGAGCTGCTGCGTCTGCATCAACTGCAGGAGCTGCGTTCTCACAGCAGGCAGGCTTCTCGGGAGCGGCCGCATCTGCAACTGCGGGTGCCTCCACCTTCTTCTCACAACCAACGAGAGCGAATGCAGCAACAAACACGATCGAACTAATTGCTAATCTCATTTTTCTTTTTCTCCTAGATGACCAAAGATGTGTTGTTTTGGTCTGTGATCATTATTTATAACACAAGTCTGTCAATGTATACAAAAGAAATACTTTGTAGACAGACAAAGACAGGAAGAACGAAAAATGTCAAGAGACGCGCAGAGATTTACCAAGACTTACTCGTACTACAGAGTCCAACCCAGGATGGAAGTCCAGTACATCGTTGACGATTCTCTGGACTGGAAGAATTCTGTCAGAGCAGCTTCAACCGGAAACGTTCCACTCACTGGCAGTACGCCATTGTCTGTCGACGGGATCACGATTGAGAGTGGCAATAGAGTGCTCCTCAATAGTCAGAGTTCAGGATCCCAAAACGGCATATACGTTTGCACAATAACTAACTCCTCGTATTCTCTCGCGAGGTCGTTGGACGCAAATTCCGAGACTCTCAGTTGCGGTGCTGCAACTTACGTCGAAGAAGGATCGACAAACGGTGGCAAGATCTATATCATGTCGACTACTGGTGCCATAACTGTCGATACCACGTCTCTGACGTGGACGGAGTTCTCAGGCGGCGGCGGAGGTGTTGGTGGAAGTGGCACTTCAGGATATGTTGCAAAATTCACGGGCACGAGCACGATTGGCAATAGCACCATCCTCGACGACGGTACCAACGTCGGAATAGGAACAAATTCTTACACTTCGCGCCTCTTCGTTTCCGGCTCTTCTACGTCTTCAACTCCAGCGATGATTGTCAAGGGAGGTGTGGCATCACCGACAAGCAATGCTGGACTTTTTGAAGTTCAAAATTCTTCAGGTACTTCAATCTTCTTCGTGACGGGAACACTTGGAACAATTGGGGGAAGAGTGGGTGTTGGAACCAATAGACCCTCTGCTCTTTTCCATGTATCTGGGACATATGCAGGTTCATCGCACGGAATGCAAATTGGCGCTCCAAATGTTTTTGGAGTTGCCACAAACACGTACACGTCTCTGCAGCACACTTTCTTCGGTGGA